CGCCACTCTGCTTTTCCAGCTTGAACGCTGGAATGGTGTAGTTGTTGGCTGCCGCTTCGATGATCATCTGGCCGGCATCATCTTCGACCCAGGCGCATTCCATTTCAGCGTTCGGCAGCTTGTAGCTGCCCTTTTTCTCACGGTCGTGCGCATTGCTGACGGTCGACAGCGTGGACGTGCTGTACTCACGTCCTTTCACGCCGCCCACATTGGTGATGTCGCCCACCTCGACCCAGATGAGCGCGGCGAAAGCGGCCACCGTGTCGGTTGCCGGACGGGCCGCACAGACGTACAGCTTGGTGCCGGCGACTGTCTCGAAATCATTTTCGAATGCCATGTTGATACCTTTCAATAAAAAAGCCCGCACGCAAATTGCGATACGGGCGGGCTGGGAAAACCTGTGGAAACTGCTAATTTGCTTCGACAAAGACCACTTTGAAGTCACGCGCCTGCTGATAGACACCGGCATCGTCGTCGGTCATATCGGGGCCGACCACATCGCGCATCACGCTGCGCACGGTGACGCCGGCCACAGTGCCGGTGTGGGCGCCCGAGCCCAGCCTGGCCGCCTGCAGCACGGCTTTCTGTTCCGGGTATGCGCTGGCGTGCACCGTGACTTGCACGCGGGCGGTGACCTGGACGGCGCGCTGGCCCAGCGATACAGTCGGCAGTTCGACCCGGCTGATTTCGGTCAGGCCAATGGCCGGCAGCGGTGTGCCCTGCGGCACGTTACCGGCCACGATGCGCGCCGCCGGCACCAGGGCCAGCACCGGCGCATGCGCTATCAGCAGAGCGCGGATCACTTTGATGGCGCTCATTTCTTGACGCGCACCTGGCGCACGGGCGCGGTCGCCACCTGGTCGCTGCCGATGGCGGCGTCAAGGACTTCGACGGCCTCGGCGCGGCGGATGTAGGCAGCTGCACGCCGATGGCCGCGTGCGGCGTCGGTCATGGTGTATTCGGTACCAGCCTGCAACTCGATCACGGTCACGCCGTCGGTCGAGCCAGGGATAGTTGCGAGCATCTTGATTTTCATGGTGGTCCTAATCGGTTTCAGCCGCCGGCACGTTGATGCCCTCGGCAGTCAGGCGCTTGCGGATCTGCGCGCCCACGGCAGCGATGGCGGCGTCAGGCTTGGTGTCAAACGCCGGCCGGATGAACGGATGAGGCTTGGCGCCCGGGTGATCGACCACCATGGAGCGGGTCTGGCCGATGACCAGCGCGCCCTTCTTCCTCGGTACGATCTTGTGCGGCTTGGTGCCGAACTCGACCATGTGACCATACCAGGCGCGCTTATTGCCTACGCGAACGGAGGCAGTGACACGGCCGCCCTTGGCCTTGGTAACCACGCGCACGCTGCGGCGCAACTCGCCGCTGTCCACCGGAATATTTTCCTGTACCTCGGCCTTGAACACGTTGGCGCCCTGGCGCAGTGCCGAGCGCATGATGTTGCGCTCGACCTTGGCCGGCAGGGCCTTTAGGAAGTCGTCCAGCGCCTTGCCGCCGGTGATGTTGCGGTCGTCTGCCATCATTGCCCCTGGGTTGAGTACTGCTCGATCGTCATTTCCAGCCATTCCCGGCGGCCAATCTCGGCCGGGCCGCCAACGATCTGGAAAACCATGTCGGTGTCACCGTGCAGCGTGATGCGCATGTCGGAGGTGATGCCGCGCAGGTAGCGCATGCGCAGGCGCGCCGGGCGCGTGGCCACGGCCACGCCGTCCTGCACCGTTTCCGCCTTGCTGGGCAAGGCGTCCTGCACCCGAGCCGGTACGCGCGCGGCGAACGGCGCCCAGCCGCCAGGCTGCGGCCCATACTCGCCTTCCACCATGCCCGGGCGCTCGATGGTGATGCGCCGGTCCAGCTGTCCGGCGCGCATCAGACGCCATTCCCGATGCGGTGCGGCCGCAGCAGCTCGCGCGCGCCCAGCGGCAGCTGCGCCACCGACACGGCCAGCACGCTGTCCTCGCGGTTTTCGTACATGTCGCCGAACAGCTTCAGGATGCCGACCTTGATATCGTCCGTGATGATCATGGGGAACAGGCCGGCGGTATCGACCTCGATCGCCGCCGCCATCGCTGCCGCGTCGACGAACACCTGGCGGTTCAGGTAGGCCAGCGCCGCCGTTTCGGCGGCCGACAGGATCAGGGCGATCACATCGTCCTCATCGTTGCCGACGATGCGCTGGTAGCCCTTGGCCAACTCAAGTGTCAGGAACATGGATTACTTGTCCTTTTTCTTCGGATCGGCCGGTTCAGGCACCTCGAGCACTTCCAGGCTCAGCGCTGCGTCGACCAGCTCGGGCGGGCATTCGTCGCCGGGTTGGAACGTTTCGGGATAGATTTCGCCGTCGCGCACGCCTTTGAACTGTTTGATAAATTTCATGGTTTTTCCTAAAAAAAAAGCAACCCGAAGGTTGCATTGTTGGCCTGCTGGCTCTATTTCACTTAGGCTGCAGCAATCCGCATGAATTTCATGCATTCAGGATTTTCCAAGCCGCCTCCCACTCGTTTGGTTGTATAAAACGACACGAATGGCTTGCTGCTATATGGATCCCGCAGCACGCGGACGCCGACACGATCCAGAATTTTGTATGCGCGCTTGAAATCGCCGAAAGCAATTGCCAGCGCGTTTGCCGCGACGTCTGGCATATCCGCAATGTCAGCGATCGCATAGCCGCCCAGCGTGGATGGCTGGCCGGCCTGCAGCGACGGCTGCCACAGGTAGTTATTATCCGAATCCTTCAGCTTGCGGATCTTCAGCATGGTGTTGCGGTTCATCGAGAACTTTGCATTTCCGGTAAATTCCTGCGGAAGCGCGTACACCAGGTCGAGGATCGCGTCGGCGGCAATGCCATTAGCGGCACCGGAGCTGATTACAGCGATGCCGCCCAACGGGTGCAAATTGGCGCCGCCCGCAGCGTAGGTCAACAGGCCGCGCGGCTTCTTCGTGCCATCGCCCGACACGAACGCGCGACCTTCCTGGTAAGCGAATTCAACGTCGACTTCGCCAGCCAGCCAAGCTTCAATGTTGATCTCGCTGTCGTCCAGCATCTGCTGGGTGGCCGAAGGATTCGCATAGATCTCGCCCCAGCTGTACGCCTGCTGCGCCAGCTTCGGCGTCCCGGTTTCCGGGCGCTCGTCGGTCTCGCCGACCCAGCCAGATGTGGCTCCACGCAGGTTAACCAGCTTCTTGTAACCATCGCCGCCAACCTTTTGCACAGAACACAAGGCACGCATCGGCGAGACAATGATCAGCTTGTCGGTGATCGTGCGATCCCACTCAACCGGTGAGGTGTAGCCGCCGTCCTCGGCGGCGCCCTTGCTGAGAGCAGCTTGCACGTCGCCTTTGCGCATGTGTGCCTGGAAGGCGTCGCTGTATTCCTTGTCCTTCAACTGGTTACCGCCGCCATTCATGGCAGCGGCAACCATGCGCTCATTGGCCGCGTCGACCGATGCCTGCAATTTGGCGATTTCGGCGTTGATGTTGTCGACTTTCAGCGCCTGCAGGGCATCGGCGTTGCCCTTCTTGACGTCTTCCAGTTGCTTGGTGTGCTCTTCCTTGAAGGCGTGAAATGCCTTGTTCAGATCGGTGATCAGGGCATTCACGTCGCCGTCGGCACGCACGGCGACGATACCGCGCGGCACGGTTTGGCAGGCCTGGCCGGCGTGCGCCGCCAGGGCGCTGGCGATCATCGCCGTGGCGATGTTGGTCATCATTACTTTTTTCATTACTTGCCTTTCAGATTGTTGATCAGGGTTTGCAGTGACGCTGCTACTTCTTTGGTGCCAGCGCTCGGCGTGGCGATTTTTCCAGCAGCGCCCGGCGTGCCAGAAAACAGGGACTTAATGGCTTCGCGGCGCACGGAGCGGGAATGCCCCGCCCGGGCCATGGCCGCTTCCACCATCGCAAGATATTTCGTGTCGGCGCTGGCCTCGGGATCGTGACCCATCTGCTCGCGCGCCAGGATGCCGCTGGCGAAGCCTTGCTCGACGGCCTGGGCTGCGCCCAGCCAGCTTTCCTTGTCCATCATGGCGGCCGCTTCCGCCGCGCTCAGCCCGGACCGGGCGGCGTAAACGGAGGCCATGGCGGCATCGAAGGGCGCCAGCTGCTCGGATGCCTTGATCATGTCGTGGCGGTTGCCGATCGCCATGGCCCAGGCGTTGTGGATCATCAAGAAGGCGCCGTCACCCATCAGGATCTCGTCACCGGCCATGGCGATCACGGACGCGGCCGACGCGGCGATGCCCATCACCTTGACGGTGACCTTGGCCTTGTGCTCGCGCAGCAGGTTGTAGATGGCCACGCCCTGGAAGAAGTCGCCGCCGGGCGAGTTGACGTTCACCGTCACGGCGCGCGCGCCGATGTTGCGCAGGGCGGCGGAAATGCGCTTGGTGGTCACACCCTCGCCGTCGTACGACTCGCCGATGCGGTCGTAGATGGAAATGGTGGGGCCGTCGTCGTCGGCCGCCGCGCGGATGCCCGGCTCCCAGCGCTCGAGCGCGTCAGGGCGCATATCGAACTGGATGTTGCCCAGGCCCTGGGCGGCGTTGATTTCAGGCAGTTTTAACAGGGTCATTGGGTGTCTTCGCTTGGTTGGCGGGCGCGCGCAGCTCGTCTGCGCCCTTGTCATTGGAGCGAGCCAGGTCTTGCAGCTCGCGCACTTCGTTTTGTGTCATCCACGGCGCGTGGCCGCCGCTGCCCAGCGCCTTGGTAAAGAATTCGGCCTGGTCCTTCAAGGTGCCGCGCAGCAGCGCACGTTCGTTGAATTTGGCGCGCAGCTTCTTGCCGTCCTCTTTCGACAGCAGGGTGCGCTCGATGCCCTGCTCCCAGATCGTGAACCAGTGTTGCAGCGAGAACTGGATGAACAGGATGGCCAGTTGCTCGATGCCGCTGCCCCAGGACGTGTCGTCCATCATCAGCAGCGGGCGCGGTACGCCCATGGCACGGGCGATTTCTTCGATCTGGTGATTGCGGTTCTCGATGTGCTGGGCGTCGGCGGCCGTATTGGCCCATTTTTCCGCCTTGAGGCCCTCTTCGAGGATCATCCACTTGCCGGAATTTTCGGCGCCGGTCTTCTCGTTGATCGACTCTTTCAGTCGACCGAAGGCGGTTTCGCTGAGCGCGGCGGGCGCGGACAGCGCGCCGCCAGCCATGACGCCATTCTTGAACAGGCGTGCTGCAGCCTTCTCGGCCTGCAGCGCGATGCCGATGGCTTCATGTGCCAGACGTACGCGCGACAGACCCACCACGCCATCTTCGGACAGGTCGCGCAGGTGGAATACCTCTTCCGCCGGCAGCGTGATCTGGCGGCCATCCTTGCGGGTGTACGTGTAGACCATGCTCCAGCTATCGTCCAGCTCGGCCTTCACGCGTTTCGGACACATCGGGATCAGGCGCAGCACCTGTCCACGCGACCAGATCACGCGGGCGTATGCATTTCCATGCATCATGACGCGCAGTTGCATCAGCGCCTTGAACTCGTACGCCGTCTGCCAGTTGTTCGGCTTGGCCTTCAAGATGTCGTACAACGGGTGCTCGGTGGCATAGCGCTTCTCGTCGCCACGCTCGACCAGGTTGAGCGGTAGCATGCCGATCGATTCCGAGATCAGCGTGACGCAGCGCAGCAGGGCCATGTTCTGCAGCGCCTTCGACGCATTGACATAGGCGCCCGAGGCGGTCTCGCTGCCGGCGCGCATGAAGGCAAGCAGGTCGGGGTCGTCCAGGCCGGCGAACAGGGTGCCTGTCGATGCCTGGACGGTCGGTGCCGACGGCGCGGCGGCGACCGCCATCGGGGCATCACCCGGTTCGTCCGGGCGTGACTGCGCCTCCGGCGCTGCAGATGGCCGGAAGAAATCTAATAAACTCATGGGTTAAACAGTCCTTATGCCGCGCGATTCGTACACCGAGCCACATTGCGCCGGCGGATTCAGTTCCATCAGGGAGACAGCGTCGAAGGTCGCCATCAGCGGATCGATCTTGGCGGACCCGGAAGCCTGCTTGGTAATTAAAATGGCATTGCCCCGCGGTTCGACTTTGGCATTACCTACGCACCAAGCCATCATCGGCTGGCCGCCGTGCTCGATCACGCCCTCGGCCAGCTTGCGCTCGGTGGTCTTGATAGCACCTCCCAGCCGCCAGCCCTGCGAAATAGCAACAATTTTTTCCTGCGGCACGCCGGCCTCGACCATGGCATCGAGAATGGCGCCGATGCCGGCCGAGTCGGCGCCCACCTTGTGGAGCAGCCCGGATTGCTCCACTTGCAGCACGGCCGCCGCCACCTGCTCCACGTCCTCGCCGATGCGCTTGACCAGCACCAGGTCGCCCTGCTTGGCGAAGTCCTCGAAGCGGGCGGCTTCGAGTTTTCGCCGTTCCATCACGGAAGGGTGGGCCCAAGCCTTGGTCCACAACAGCCAGCGCCGCGTTTCTCGCTCGCGGCCGATCACCGCCAGGCCCAGCAAGTCGTCCAGTCCGCCGCCATCGATGCCGACGGTGGCCACTTCGCTGCGCGCCAGCAGATCGTCCAGGGTCAGCGCCGGGCGCAGGCCTTGCTGCTCCCAAAAATCGGCGCCTGGCCAGCGGTTCGACATCAGTGCCAGGCCGATCTGCACATTCAAGTGCTTGGCCAGGAAGCCGCGGAACTCGACTTCGCCTTTTTCCTGTGCCTGGCGGAAGCCGCGCTCGATGAACTCCTCATCGACCGATGTGCCCATGTTCGGGTTCGTCACATAGGCGTTCGCCACTTCCCGATGCGCACCGGCCTTGAGCATATGCTCCGGGAACTCGTAGAGGATCGGGTAATACTGCGGGTCATAGATCCGCCCGTCACGCACGCCGCGCGCATACAGCAGCCGCGACAGGAACGCACCAGCTGGCGGGTCGTCCGACTGCGTGGTCGCGAAAATCACGAAACCCTCGGGCCGTGACGCCAGGCCGCCAGTCGCCTCCAGCAGCATCGCGTCGGCGCGCGGGTTTTTGCCGAACAGCCACAGCTCATCGATAAACACACCGATTGCCTTTTTGCCCGATACCGTCTCGCCATCGGCCGCTACCACCTTGAGCGTGGCGTTGGTGGTCAGGTGCGTGATGGTGCGAATGTGGTCCTGCACCTTGAGCAGCACGGCCAGCTCGTCATCGGCGCGGATCATGGCCGCCATCGGCTTGTAGCTGTTGTCCGCCACCTCCTTCGTCGGCGCCAGGACGATGTATTCACCCTCCAGGCGCCAGTTCAGCAGCAGCGCAGTGATCATGATCCCGGCGGCGATGGTCGACTTGCCGTTTTTCTTGCTGATCAGGAGCATGAACTCTTTGATCAGTCGGCGCCCGGTCTCCGGGTTGTAGGCACCGAAAATGGCAGCCACAAAATCCAGCACCCACTCACGCACTACCTCGCCCATGCGCGGGCTGCCGGGCGCGTCTACCATCCGCAGTTCCTTGAAGATCGCTAGCGCCGCTTCGGCCTGGTCAGGATAAAGCGGCGGGCACGGCGTCAGCGGCAGGCCCGCGACAATGCGCGTCTCCCAATCGTGGCATGCCGTCGTCCACTCTGGATACGGTGTCATTTACCGCCGCCAGACACCAAGCGCGGCGGCGGGGGCGGCGCGCCGAAGCGGCCGCCGGCGGCCTTCTGTGCCGCATCCAGTTTTTCCTCTTTCTTGCCGATCTCGCCAGGCTTCTTGTGCACAAAGGGCATCAAGGCCTTTGCGGCATCGATGCGCAGCTTCTCGCCAAGTTCGATATCGTTCATCGCCGCCATCAGGAACGTTTTCGGGTCCGTATGCTGCAGCGCGCGGTTCAAATCGAACGTGGGACGTGCCGGTGGAACAGCTGGTGGCAGCGCCGCCGGTGCGCCAGATGCCGCGCTGGCGCGCGCCGCCTTGAGGTACTCGGCTACGGCCGGGTCTTTAACAAGACGCGATCCGGCGGCCGATGCTGTCGCCGGGCTGTACCCGGCTATGATCGCCGCATCCTTATTGCTGCGGCCGGCCAAAACGGCATCGGCGAACGCACGCTTTTTGCCTGTTAAAGCCATTAACAAAACCCTCAGTGAAGGAAAAATTCTGCGCGTGGGAGAGGACGCGGTCTAGGTCGGCGAGGGGTCGGAAACTTTTCGCCCCCCCTCCCCTGATATTGCTTTTTTGAAATGTTTCTCTTAATGCATGTTGTCATTTTACAACGAATGCGACATTTCTTTTTTGAAACATTTCTTGATGTTGCTTTGGCGCCATCTATTCGCCGCGCCGTTGGGCAGCCTCTTCGCGCTGTTTGTCCGCGCTGTGGTGCGTGCCGCACAGAGATTGCCAGTTGGCCTTGTTCCAGAACAGCACCTGGTCGCCACGATGCGGCTCGATGTGGTCGACCACGGAGGCCATGGGCGCAGCCAAGCCCAACTCGGCACAGCGCAAAATGGCCGTGCTGGGCGACATGTCACGGATGGCCGTATAGGCCGGATCACGCAGGCAGTACACGCACAGCGGATGGCTGCGTAAATGGCCAGCGCGGGCCTTCTGCCAGGCGTAGCCGTAGCCGCGCTTGGTGCTGCTCGTTTGATCGGTGCGCCATGACCCTGGCTGCATCACTGGCGCACGGCTCATGGACTGCTGCGGCAAGCGCGGCTTGAGCGCTGCGAGACGCCCCATCAGATGGCAACAGGCTTAAACGTCAACCCCTTGCGAACCCAGTAATCGACTCGATCCATGTTCGGCTCAACGCCGAGCAAGTAACACAGCACGAGAACGGTGTTCAGATAGGGAAATAGCCACCACGCTACGCGAATCTCGATGCACATCACTGAGGCACTCATCCTTGACTGGCGTAGCACTGACCGCCGCGGCGGGCGTGTCGCATCATTGCTTGATGCGCGCACTCGGCCCTTTCGCGCATCCAAGCGTCGAAGCCGATGGCCTCGGCGGCATGTGCAACTCCGGCTCGGTGGCATACCCATGCGTCATACGGCATGCCCTGTAGCAATGGGTTTGACTCGCGCGCCCATGCACTGAAGTCAAGCGACTGCACAGAATCACCAGCTGGCACCTCACGCCGCACCAACTCATACTCGCCGAAGACAGTCGCCAACTGGGCGATGCCTTGGACGTCGAGGCTCGGGTAGTATTGGCACTCGACCGTCACGATATCGTCGTGGCGCACGCGCAATTCGAACTGGGTGCACATCTCAGGCAGGCCGAGCAGCGCCTTCAACGCGGGGTATATCTGCATTGCCGTGACGGGATGGTCCATGATCAGTCCTTCATGCTCTTGATATCGACCGTCAAATCCTTGACGATCTCGGCGATCGGCTTAGACACCGCGCTGACTAGATCGACAGTAATTTCGACTGGCGCGAGCACGACCTTGGTCGCGTCGGTGGCGAGGCTGACTACAGAATTGAATAATCCAAACATGGGCGGCTCATATGGGCTGTTGTTGCGAAAGTACGTGACTCTCAGTTGGTGGAGCCTGCGGAACCAAGGCTGCGGTGGCGCTGCTGCTCATGCCGGCTACCCCGTAACCGTTGGCGCGCAGGATCTCTTTGGCTCGCTCGGCATCGACCACATGCTCGACGATGAGGCCGAGCGTCTTGCCGTCACCCTCGCCCACGGCGCGGACGATCATGTCTCGATAGTGGCGTGGGTTCATCGAACACCTCAAATAAAAAGGCCGCTGACGCATTGTTGCGGTCAGCGGCTAAGCCAGGGAAGGCGGAGATCTGGAATGCAAAAAGCCCGCATCTTGGCGGGCTTTTCTGTTCGCCATAACTGCTTGGCACAGTTATCACGTGTATATAAAAACGGACTATACCGGACACGTTTGTCCGGCGCAAGGCGATTCGTTGATCGCGCCGCACATTTCTTCCAGTCGCGCACTGGCGGCCCGCTGGGCGCGGCCATCCATATCCTTGAGCGCCTTATGGATGCGCGCCTTCTGATCATATGCCGTGGTCTTGGCAACATTTAGTTCCTTGGCCGCAGCAGTAATCGACACGCCGCGCTCATAGAACGAACGAATAATGGCGCCGCGCATGTTCCTGATGCTCAGGCCAGTGCATGCGGTGATCGCCCATTCTGTCAGGGTGGCAATGGCCTCGCGGTACTGCTCGGTCATCTTGTCTTTGTTTTGGCAGCACGGGCATTCCTCGTACCGTGGCGCGTACCGTGCCGTGATGCAGGCCTGCTCCAGCGGCGTCAGTTGGGCCAAGCGCGTCAGGATAATGCCAGACTGGCCGGCACCGTCCAGCGAGACCAGGCCCTTGCCCGATCCGCCCCCGCCGCCCTTCATCAGCTTCGACATGGGCGACAGCGCGTACTGCTGGGATGAATAGTTGTACGCGAACATCAGCGCGTCGTGTGTGTTTTTGAAGAGCTCTTCCATTTCAATCCCTGTGCTGTTGCAAATTAATCCGACGAGCAGCTGCTGCCGCTATCCGACGAGCCTGAAGACGAATCGCTGCTGCTGGACGAGCAGCTTGATCCACTCCAATCACCAGATGCGCCGCCGCCGTCGAACGTGCCGCCACCAGCAAGGCCGTGGCCTTGCCAAGTAGGCAGCCCACTGACCGGAGGTGCTGCGCTTTCTGCTGAGCCGATCAGAACGCCATCTTGTGCGATGTAACCGTCGTGCGGCACGCTGGCCAATCCGGCGCGACGTGGTGACTCGATGACGCTAGCGCGCGCCTTCTGTTCCGCCGCCTTGCGCGCTTCGCGGCGCTTGGTCCATGGAAATTTGAAGTTGAACATTTTCAGCCTTTCGCTGTTGGTGGTGCTTTTAACCGATGATTCACAATAATCATGAAAGTGAGGAAATATGCGGCGTTGCGGGGTGGTCTTCGCCACTTTCCCGCCAACGTTTTTGCCGCGTCCTATGCTGGGTGCAGCGTCACCATCAGGCCCAACGACGTGGCAATGTGGTGTTCGAGCCTGGCGCCACGCGACACCCTCCAGCCGGGCAGAAGGTGGATACGGTCACACGTCACCAGCTCAGCGATATCGCGCCGCATGCATGCTTCCCACGACGTCGTCTGATCCGGGTTCACTTCGGCAGGGTTAATCACGGTGTGGCCCTGCGCGCGCAGCTCAGCGGTGGCTGCATGGAATGCGGGGAAGTTCAGGCTGGGCATGCCGGTCATCGGGCCTGCGATGTAGATTCTCATGGTGCCACCGCCATGGCGGTCGACAGGTCAGCATATTCGTCCAGTGCCTCCTGTGCCATCACCGCTAAATCTGAGCGGTCGCCGCAGCAGTTGCAAGCTTCGGCAATGTTATTCAGTGCAGCGAGCAGCAAAGTCTCCTGCGGCACGGCCACGGGCTGCGCTGGGGCTTTGAACAGTTCCACGATGGTAAAGCCCGCGTCGGGTGAATCGTTCAGCCCGTTCAATTCGCTATAGAGCGACTCAGCGTCAGGGCCGACACAGTTTTCGTCCATGTGAGCCTTGCCATCTGGACCCATGATGCCGTACATGAATGGCCCTTGCGTCGGCGCTGAGGCGGCTGCGACAACCGCGTGCTCGCCTGAGCGGTCGTGTTCGATCGCCTTGGCGGGATCTGCGGTTCGCCAGTCTGGCCAGGCCCTGCCCTCGTTCTTACTCTGCTTGGCCTCCAGCGCGCCGATGATCTGCGCTGGCGTGGCGCCGCAGCGCCAAGCGCCATCGAGCGCCAGTATTGCCACATCGATCCACTCCTTCAGATCACCAGGTGCTGCGGCCACTTCCAGCAGCTCCTTGCGGATATGGTCGCAAATGCCTTCCGTGCGGGCGCCAGGGCCGAAGGTGCGCGCTGAAAATGCCGCCTGGCGGGCCAAATGTGCTTCAAAGTCGAAAGTGGGGAGATTCACTGTGGTTGCTCCAAAAAGGTGATTTCATTCGGCTGGCGCGGTGTCGCGTCGCCCATCAGGTAAATAATTGTCGATATCCCGCCGCCCAGCACCTGGGGATACATGCTGTGCAGGTGGTGCTGCCGGCCAGCGAACATAACGGGTTGGCAGGTGTAGAGCGCGCGCAGCAAGGCGCGGTCGCGCTTGTACGCTGCCTCGGCCGGGGTTTCCGGAGCCGGCGCTGGGCTGCGGGCGGTCATGGTGCTACTGCCGCAGTCGCGGCGAGGCCGGCGGCAAGCTTGCTGCGTTCCCATGCTGTGATCTCGCGAGGCGTCATGTGGTAGTAGCCATGGGTACCGCAGGTTGGGCAAACCTTATCGGTCACACCCAGCCCGTGTCGCTTGCTGGCCACCCCAACAAGCTCGCCCTCATAGCCACGCCACTTACATTTCAGTTTGCCGCAGCGGATCGGTGCCGTGTTGTAGGCCGGACGCCCTTCCCTTGCCATGTTGCCGGTTTTCTCTTTCAATTTATTCTCCTGGTGTTGGTTCGGCTGGCGTCGATTTCGCGCCCGAATTGCCATCAACTGATGACTGATGATAATCATCAACGTTTGTATCTATGCGGGTTTGCGGGGTACTGCTCGCCACTTTCTCGCCACGCCCGAAACCGATTTTCTCGGCGATATCGTTCTGCGCCTGCGCCGCCGTGTCCCGGTTTTTCTCCAGGTAGGCCATGGTGGTCATCGGCGACTTGTGGCGCATCACGGCCTGGATCGTCTGGATCGGCACGCCCTGCTCCGACAGCATCGTGGCAAACGTGCCGCGCAGCCTATGCGGGGTGATGCCCTTGATCTTGCAGCTCAGGTTGGCGGACTTCATGGCCTTGCGGGCGAAGCCCGGTGGATGCTGCTGGGCGCCGCCGCGCTTGCCGGCGATCAGGCCCTCCACCTGGCGGTGCGGCGCCAGCTGCTCGACCAACCAGGCCGGCACCGGCACAGGCTCGGCTTCGCGGCCTTTAGTGATGCCCGGCGTGTAGGTGGCGCGCTGCCAGTCCAGCCATTCCCAGCGCGCGCCGGCCGCCTCGGACTCGCGCAGGCCCAAGCCGAACATCAGGCGGATGGCCGTGGCCACCGATGGGTCTACGCGCGTGACCTGGTCGACCGCGGCAAACCATTCAGCCACGGCCGCGATCGGCAGGATCGAGCGTGGCCGCTTCTGCACCTTCAGCATGCGCACCTGCCACGGGATCGAGCGGATGATCTCGCGCTTCACGGCCCAGTTGGCGATCAGCTTGAGCACGCGCAGCCAGTGGTTCGCGCTGGCTGGCTTGTGGTCGACCAGGTGCTGGTTGCGCGCCAGCTCGACGTGGCTGGTGGTGATCTGGTTCAGCGGCAGGTCGCCCAGGTCGTAGAAGTGCAGCCGGGCGGTGGTCTCGACACTGCGCTGGTGCGCGGCACTGCTGATCGGGCCGTTCACCTCCAGCCATTCCTGCGCCATGGCCGCCAGCGTCGGCACGACTTTGCCGCCGTTGGTCAGGATCAGCGCCTCGTCGTACGCGCGCTGCGCTACAAGGTTGGCCTTCGCCTTGCTGCTCTCGCGGGTGCTGCGCTGGACGCGCGCGCCAGCGATCTGGAAGCGGTAGTGGTAATTCTTGGCCTTGCCGGCCCGGAACAGGTGAAAACTCATTCGTGTCTTTCAAATAACGCCAAGGGCGGTCTTGGCGTTGGTGATCTGCATGGCGTGCAGCGATTTATCGCCCTTGGCCAGGCGCGCCATGATCTTTCGCGCCCACGTCTTGTGGTCGAAATGCGTTGCCCGTGGCGACTTGGTCACGCCGCTGGCTTCCAGTTCGGCCAGCATGCGGGCCGCATCCTCGCGGGAGAGCGTGCCCTTGCCCGGCGCTGGCAGCGCTGGCACCGGCGCCGGGATCTCGGCCCATTCGCCGCGCGCCAGCTGCGCGCTCAGCGTGGCCGCCCAGCGATCCTTGACCTGGCCGTACGACTGCGTCATCAAATCGCGTGAGAGGAGCGTGGCGGCCCAATAAACTGCTGGGTGCGACCAAACCCCTACCTCCCCCTTTCGGCGGGCTTGTATACCCTCCACAGCCTCGTGGTAAGCCTGTGGCGCGTTGGAGGACGGCTTGCAAGCTTGGATAAACTCTGCACACGACGGTGGTTTCTGGTGATGCAGACGACACGCTTTCAGGCCGACAGCGACGTCCTTGGGGCTGATGCCTTCTTCCTCGAAGGCCTCGACCCATGATTCGGCCCAGTTCCGCAGCGCTACCTCGCTGGCGAAATTGGATGCCCACCAGTGCGGGTATGCGCCGTCGAGGCGGTTGTACAGATGCTCGATCATCGACACCTTGAGGGTCGGATGCACCTCGAACCAGCGCGAATCCGGCGCCGTGCTGGACTGGCCCAGGAAGCAGCTTTGGCTGCCAGCAGTTGCAACTTCGCTCATGTCCGGCTCCCGGGCTGTGTTCGGCCACGATTGACGAATGCGGTCGGGTCAAACTTCGCCGGGCGGCCGCCCGCAGCACCATGAGGCGCATGCTGCTGCGCACCCAGCTTGGCCCAGTCCTCCCGAATCGCGTTCTGCAACGCCTGATCCCAGTCCGCGTAGGTGTAGCCATTGGCACGCGCCTTGCCGACGAACGAATCGAAGTGCGCCTGCAGGTTCGTGTGGCCTTTGGCTTGGGCCCAAGCCTGGACGGCGGCCGAAATCGTGAAATCGGATGGCAGCGGCGTCTTGGCTGGCTTGCGCGTGGTTTTCGACGCGGGAGCGGCGGCGACCGGAACGGTCGCGTGCTCCTGCTCCTGCTCCTGCTCCTGCTCTTGTTCCTGCTCTTGTTCCTGCTCTTGTTCCTGCTCTTGGCTTGCAAGGGGCTTTGAAGGGGCTTGTAAAACCGGTGCAATACTGTCGCCGGCACCGCGCTTTCTCGTCATGCAAAAAGAGATGGCGTAATGCTCGAAGAATCGCGCCAGGAAAGGGTTTGCGGGCAGCGCGTCATACTCGTTTTGCACACCCTTGACGCGCAAATCCCTGCCGGTCAAAGCATCTGCAATCTGGTATTTGGCCATTTCGACTACCCAAACCATCTCCGAAGCCTCGTCATACTCACAAAACCCTGCTTCGACGGCCCTAACAAGCCCCTTCGCAGCCCCTTCAAAGCCCAATCCCGTCTCATGCGCGATGAACATTTGCGGCACGTAGTACAGCCCCAACATGTTGGCGTGCGGCGACGTCATCAGGTACAGCGCGACGATCTGCGCCTCTGGCCCAGCCGCGCGCAGCTTTTTCCCGGTGGCACCGATCCAGAACTTGGGGCCCACCTTTCCGTAGTCACGCATCGGCCTCGCGGCCAGGTGTAACTGGCGCCTCCGTTGATGTGCCATGTTTCAGCATGTGATCTCCAACCTTCCATCCAGCCATGAATGGGGACGGGGCGTGACCGGCGGGCTGGATTCGCCAGGTCGCAGCTGCGCAGCCGCTGCCCCGTTTGAAACCTGTTCTATTACGCCTTTTCGCGTGGCCCACGTGTCGAATGCAGCACACGCTGCAGCACGTCCTTGGTGCGGGACATTGCCTTGCGCGCGCCGGTGAGGATGCGCACGATGCGCGCCTTCTTCTCGGCCGCCCGTGCCGCCTTGCGCAATGCGATCTCGTAATTAGCTTGCGTGGGCGCTGCCACGACAGCAGCCAGCGATGCCAGTGCGTCAGCGTCGGCGCTGGCCAGGTCGCAGATATCGCCCAGGGCCAGGCCCGCCTCGTCGCTCGATTCGATGGCGCGCACGCACAAGCCGAAGCGGCGCAGCATGTCGTTCAGGCAGTGCACGCGGGCGTCATCGGGCATGCCGGAGAGGATCGAGAACACGAAGTTCGCCGGCAGGAAATTGGTGTCCTTGGTTTCGTCGTCGAGCCAGCGCAGCACGCGGTCGCTGTTGTTCTTCATGCGCTGGAACTCGTCCGTGTGCGCATCGAAGCGGATGCCGGTGACGGCCGGGCCGCCGACGTGCGCATGCGCCGCGACGATCATGTCGATGGCGCTTGCGCTGGACAGCCCAGCGGCCCGGCGCCAGTCGGCCACGTGCTCGCGCAGGATGCCGATCAGGGTTTTGTGCGACTCGTTACGCATGCTTTATGCCTCCCGCCTAGGTATAGTCGAAATGTCCTCACCGCAGACTTCATGATGAAGCGCCTGGATCGAGCGAAGGGTTTTGCCTTTGCAATCTGCCTGGCCGTTCAAAATTCGATTCACGGTGGGCTGAGAAATGCCCAGTTTTTGAGCGATAACAGGCTCACTCAAGCGTGTTCGTGCTTTGATTTCGCTAAGAAGGGTCGAGATATTTTTATCCATACCGCAATATATACGCGAATGGATAGTTGCGCAATACCTGAATGAATAGGCACTTGTGCCTAAACTATACACAGACGTATATTGGATTATGGATATAGCAAGCCGTTTAGATGAAGCAATGAAGGCTGCGGATTTTGATTCGCAAAGTGCACTCGCCCGCGCCTCCGGGGTACCTCAACCAACAATTAATCGTATTCTCAAAGGCGCCGGTAAGCGCGGGCCCGAAACTCAAACAATTTCCAAACTTGCGCTAGCGTGCAACGTCGCGTTTCAGTGGCTGCTTGACGGCACAGGAGAAAAGATCCGCACCTACAACGTGCAAGAGGCGCCATCCGCCTATCACCAAGTTGTTGCCGCTGGTCCAAATGATCCCGACTTCTACGAAATTCCAAAGGTGAAGCTGAGCCTGTCAGCCGGGCTAACTGGCTTCCAGACGGTCCCGGAAATATACGATGGAAGTAAGGTAAGCGTGCCACGCAACTGGGCTGACCGTAACGGGTACATTCCAAGCAAGCTACTTGCCTTGACCGTTAAGGGAGAGAGCATGGAACCAGGGCTCGGGGAGGGTGATGTGGTGATCGTAAACACGGCAGATGAGAAGCTTGTCGATGGAAAAGTGTATGCGATAAACTATGAAGGCGAAGCAGTAATCAAGCGCCTTATGAGAGATTCAGGGGAGTGGTGGCTGACATCTGACAACGCAGATCAAAGACGATTCCCCCGGAAGTCATGCGGAGGTGGCGAGTGCATCATTGTGGGCCGCGTGGTCCGCAAAGAAAGCGATCGAATCTAGTTATCGGAGAATTAATGGCAGGAGTTAAATGCGCCGAATGTGGCACCCACATCACGGTTCGCGGTCTTACACAGTGCCCTATTTGCAAGGCCCAGGTGGAACCTATCGCTGACAGCCGCCTCGGCCATGCAACCGAAAAACACAGGTCAAAAAGCAAAGGTCCCACTGCACTCTCACCTAAAACAAAACTGAGTTTCGGTCATTGGATAGGTTTAGTCAGCATCTGTGGAATTATTGCTTCCGTTGCGGCCATACTCTGGAGCATCGCTAATCCGTCACCTGAAAAACTGCGCAAACGGGCGCTTGCAAATGCGCTTCTTACGTGCCAATACGCAATAAAAGGCACAGCCGGGCATGGCGGAGCGGAGTTGCCACCTTACGCAAAAAATTACGGCACTGCAGCCGACGAGTTCTATTTTTCTTGGCCACGCGGCTCGTTCGAATTTCAGAATGGGTTCGGTGGAAAAGAGCAGATGTCGGCAAGCTGCATAGGTATATTGTCAACAAATACAATCACTCAACTTACGGTCAATGGCAAAGATATGCTCTAGTCCAAGCACCGCACGCCAAAAGAACAAGCCATTCACGAATGGCTTTTTTTTATAAAAAACTATTCATTCACGTATTGACATAACTATTCATTCGCGTATAGTTCAATCCATCGACGCACCACCTCAACCGATGGAGAGAAAATGTCACACGCCGCCAGCAGCACGCCAGTACCCAGCGCCACCGTCAAAATCCCCTACCTCACCTGCGCTGAATGCAACGCAATCATCCAGGCCAATGCCAGCGCGCAGCCTGCCGCCACGCCAGCATCGGCCATCGACCTGATCGCTGACGGCCTGCTCGACGCCGAACTGTGGCCCGAGGACAGCGAGCTCGTCGCCGAGATACGCGCCATGTTCCTGGCTCATTGGGGCATGGACCAGGCGCAGGCCGACGCGCGCATGTCCCGCCTGAACTACAGCGACGCTATCGCCGTCCTGGAACTCCAGGCGGGGCCCGGCGCCATCGGCAGCACCTTCGCCGGCGGCATGTATGCCGGCATCATCCGCGGCGCCGACGGCCGGCCAGACGAACACCTTGTGCTGCTGGACGGTGACACCGACGGCGTCACCTGGGACGCCGCATGCGTCTGGGCCGCCGCCAAGGGCGCAACCCTGCCAACACGGGCCGAACAGCGCCTGCTCATGGCAAACCTGCCTGATCAATTCCAGGCGCGCTACTACTGGTCCAGTGAGCAGGCCGGCCCCTCTATCGCGTGGAGTCAGGATTTCGGCAGTGGCGGCCAGTACGACTTCTACCGCTCGTACGAGGGCCGCGCCCGCGCCGTCCGCAGATTCCCAATTTAATCATTTATTAATTTTCTTTGCTTTTTTCTTAAGGGCGTCACATGAAATTCAATATCTATTTGGTCATAGCAGTGGCCATCATCGGCGCCATCACGGGCAGCCTGGCCATGAGCTTGGGCGAAATCGAGCCAGCGGCCAGCGCCGCCATCATCCTGGTATCCGTGCTGGTCTTGGGCTGGGGCGCCGGCAACATGTCGTCTCGCGCCGAGATCGAGCGCCTGAGCGGCATCGAGGAAGCGCGCCGCATCCAGGCCAGCTGCCTGGTCGCCATGCGCAACCGCTTGGAAAGCGAACTGGAGAGCCTGCGCGTTGTGAATGGCGGTGCATTGTGAGCGCCACGAAGACACCGAACCAGCAACCGATGGACATGACGGCTGGCACGCAAGCCTCCGCACACGATAGCTTGGTGCTGACTGCGAAATTCCTACCTATCGTGGCGCCATTCTTGTCCAAATTCGATCCTCGCTACTACTTGAAAGGCCTGAACGTGCGGCCTTTGTCGGGCGGTGGTGTAACTATCTGCGCGACCAACGGTCAGATTCTCGGGGTTTTTCGTGACCCGGATGGAATTTGCCTTGAAGAAGTGACCCTGGTTATCGGCACTGAAGTGCGGGCGGCGTGCGCTGCCGGCATCGACAGCAATCGCAAGGTAGTGATGCGCAACGGTCGCCTGACGGTGATCGACGGAGCCGGCAACGACATCTGCATCCAGGCAGGCAACCCGATAGTCGACCCTTCGAAACCGTACCCGCGCTTCGAGAAAGTGGTACCGCCAGCAGGTGAATTGAATCCAGGCCTGATTGGCGTCATCAATTCCCCCCTCTTGATGAAGCTGAACGCTGCGGCGGTCAGCGCCAGACGGGCGAGCGGCATCCGCAAAAGCTACCGCGATTTTCATGGACTGACGTTTTTCAACGTGGGCGGTGACGGCAACAAATGCACGGTGGCGCGCTTCGATTTCGATGCCGACTTCCTTGCGATCGTCATGCCACTGCGCGCTGAGAACGATATCAGCAAGCCGCTGCCATCTTGGATGCAAGACGAGCGAGACGCAGCATGAAGCGCCCCCGCCTTCCTCACCCAAATTCGCGCTCCTACGCCTTGCTGCAGGCGCTGGTCGTGCGGCCCGGCACCTTTTACCAGGTCGTCGAGCGCGCCGGCTTCGATATCGAGGCCACCGGCATGGAGCAGCGCTTGCGCCTGATTTTCACGCACGGCATCCAGCGCCACGTGCACCAGGACGGGATCATGTACGAGATCAAAGCGACCTCCCGCGACGCAATGCTGGGCATCAACCCTGCGCCGGCGGACGCCGGACAGGTGGCTGCGCCACATTTTCGCGGCGCCGCCAGCGCGATGCCTGTGCTGGTCGTGCGCCGCAGCAGCAAAACCAATACCTCACCCATGCAGCAATCCACCTGAAAGAGAAGCCATGACCACCACTACCGCAGTTGCACTCTCCACCATCCCCGCCGCCATCGGCGCCGCATTCGCCGGCGGCATCTACGCCGGTATCAGCCGCGGCGTGGACGGCGCGCCCGACCAGCACCTGGTGCTGCTGCCCGGTGAAGCTGTCGATGTCGACTGGGAGGCCGCTGGCGCCTTCGCTGCCAGTGTCGGTGGCGAGTTGCCGACGCGCGCCGAGCAGGCGCTGCTCTACGCCAATTTGAAAGACCAGTTCGAGCCGCGCTGGTACTGGTCCAGTACGCAGGCCGGCCCCTCTACCGCGTGGCTTCAGGGTTTCGACAATGGCTACCAGGACTTCGGCAACCGCTCGTACGAGGGCCGCGCCCGCGCCGTCCGCAGATTGCCAATTTAACTATTTATTAATTTTCTTTCACTTCGAAAGCCCAGCATGAGCAAACAACAATTCATGGCCGAGAACCTGCGGGAAGGCGAGATCTATGCCGGACTGATCCTCGGCAAGGACGGCGCCGCCGACTACCACCTGTTCCTGCAACCAGGCGCCGTAACTGGCGTGAAGTGGCAGGCGGCCATGGACTGGGCCAAGAAGCTCGGCCACAGCCTGCCGACGCGCGCCGAGCAGGCACTGCTGTTCGCCAACTTGAAACACGAGTTCGAACCCCGCTACTACTGGTCCAGTGAGCAGGCCGGCCCCTCTCACGCGTGGGATCAGGGTTTCGACTATGGCGTCCAGAACTACGGCCACCGCTCGTACGAGGGCCGCGCCCGCGCCGTCCGCAGATTAGAAATTTAACCCCTTAACCATTTCAACATGGCCAACCATACCGACCTGCCGATTTCCAAAGTTGCCTACGACCTGCTGGTCGTGGCGACCGACTTGACCAAAAATATGCCCCGCGACTTCAAGGCATCGGTCGGCAAGGAAATCCGTGACGAGTGCGTGCGCTTGACGGTGCTCATCTTCCGCGCGAACGTCGCGGGCGACAAAACACCGTATCTCGACAAGCTACTCGAGCGCGCGCAGGTGATCGAGTTGCTGTTCCGGCTTTCCAAGGACTTGCGCTTTATCTCAGTCGCGCAGTATGCGCGGGCCATCGCACTGACCAGCATGATCGGCAAACAGGCCGGCGGCTGGAAGAAATACACCGCATCGTCGCCTGCATCTTCCCGGTCAAGGCCGGGTTGACTGTGCGAATTTTTTAATCTGGTCGTGCCGCTGGCCCACAAGGCCACCGCTATGCGCACCACAGTAACCGTCTGGCGGTGTCCAGGCAGGCCTGGCGCAGTTTCCCCACTGATCGGCATGGCCTTCGGTGGGGCGACGTAGATAGCACGAATTGACGCAGGCCGGCCCCTCTCACGCGTGGAATCAGAATTTCAACAATGGCAACCAGAACAACAACAACCGCTCGTACGAGGGCCGCGCCCGCGCCGTCCGCAGATCATCCCGATACGGACTTCACGCTCGAGCAGCTGGCCGTCGCATATTTCGACTGCCGCCGCAGCAAACGCAATACCCCCAGCGCCCTGGTGTTTGAGCAGCACCTGGAGCGCAACCTGATCAACCTGTTCGATGACCTGCAGGATGGCAGCTACCAGCCCGGCCAGTCGATATGCTTCGTCGTCACGCGCCCCAAAGCGCGCGAGGTGTGGGCGGCTGACTTCCGCGACCGCGTGGTGCACCACCTGCTTTACAACAAGATTTCGCCGCGCTTCTACGCCTCATTCATCAAGGACACCTGTGCCTGCATCCCCGGGCGGGGCACGATGTACGCGGCCAAGCGCCTCGAGGCGAAGATCCGCAGCGTCACGCAGAACTGGAGCAAGCCCGCGTTTTACCTGAAATGCGACCTGGCCAACTTCTTCGTCGCCATCGACAAGGACGTGCTGCGTGGGCAGATCGCGGCGCGCGTCAGCGAGCCATGGTGGCTGCGCCTGGCCGAAACGATCCTGTTTCACGACCCACGCGAGAACTACCAGCTGCGCGGCGCGCCCGAGCTGCTGGCGCGCGTGCCGGCGCACAAACGCCTGGTCAATCAGCCAGTGCACCTGGGCCTGCCGATTGGCAACCTGTCGTCGCAGTTCTTCGCCAATATCTACCTCGATGCGCTGGACCAGCATGCCAAGCACAAGATCGGCGCCCGGCACTATATCCGCTACGTCGACGACTTCCTGCTGCTGCACGAATCGCCGCAGTGGCTGGGCACGGCGCTGGCCAACTTAAACGAGTTCCTGCCGCGCGTGCTGCACGCCAACCTCAATCCCAGCAAGACGATCCTGCAGCCGATCGCACGCGGCGTCGACTTCGTTGGCCAGGTCATCAAGCCTTGGCACAGCCGCACACGGCGCCGCACCGTGCACGAGGCAACCAGCCGTATTGCCGGCATCCCGGCGGCCGACGTGTTCGCGGCAGCCAACAGCTACTTCGGCCTGCTGCGCCAGGCGGACAGCAGCCATGCTGACCGTGCTGCGCTGGCGCGTGCGGTGATGCGGCGCGGGCATTGCGTCAACGGAGCGCTTACCAAAACCTATAGGAAATCATCATGATGTACGACCCCGCCCACATCGAACGCCAGCACCTGGCAAACCAAGCCGTGCCCGCCTATTCACTGATTCGCAAGGCCTGCGCATGCGGCAAGGCCAGCACCGCAAAACAGCTGGCCCAGCAAGGCAAATGCGCCGCATGCGCGCTGGTGGCCGTCCGCGACGCAATCATGCCTGGCGACTTCGCCAAGCTTCAGCACATGCTGGGCGCCGTGCGGCAATATCCGAAGTCCAAGTGGGGCTGGCGCAACTATTTTGCCGCCGGCAGCGGCCAGCAGCACGAGGCCATGCAGCGCCTCGTGACCGCTGGCCTTGCCACGGCCGGCCGCGCATGCGGCGACATGACCTATTTCTACGCTACCCGCCTGGGTTGCAAGGCTGCTGGCCTCGATGGCGCTGGCATCAAGCGCGCGATGGAGGATTGAAGATGAGTCTTATCCATCTGGTATCCCTTTCGGGCGGCAAAGACAGCACGGCTACAGCTATCCTCGCGCTCGAGCAGCACGGTGCGACCGCATGCCGCTTCGTCATGGCCGATACGGGCAACGAGCACGAGAGCACGTTGGAATATGCGCTGGACTACTTGCCGGCGGCCTTGGGCATCAAGGTCGACGTGGTACGAGCCGATTTCGCTGACGAGTTCGCCACCAAGCGCGCCAACCTAGCGCGCATCGCTGCCGGCGAACCCGAGTCTGCCGTGTATGGGAAGCGCAAGTTCATGTATCACTGGACGGCCGAGGCCGCACAGCGTGCGCTTGAGTTGCTACATCCATCTGGAAACCCGTACCTTGACCTTTGCATGGTGCGAGGTGGCTTCCCATCGCGCAAACGGCAGTTTTGCACGGAATATCTCAAAACCAAGCCCTTGACGGAGTTCGCCATGGATTTGATCGATCGTGAATGCGATGCGATCTGGTCCTGGCAGGGCGTCCGTATCGATGAAAGCCAATCACGTCGCGAACGGCTGCAAGGTACTGGCGCATGCGTCAAGCACTTTGAGGTGGTGGGCGGCGGCCTGTTCACCTACCGGCCCATCTTGCGCTGGAACGTCGGTGACGTGTTCGAGGCCCATCGCTTGGCTGGCATCGAGCCAAATCCGCTCTACAAGCAAGGCATGTCGCGCGTCGGCTGCATGCCTTGCATCAACTGTAGCAAAGGGGAGTTGCATGAGGTGTCGCGCCGGTTCCCCGAGCACATCGCTCGAATCGCGGAATGGGAGGCTCTGGTGTCGGAAGTGTGCCGGCCGCGCTCCCCCGTGTCGTTTTTCCATATGGGTACCAAGGCGCACGCGGGTCAGGCATCTACCATCGAATCGGTGGTCGAGTGGTCAAAGACCAGTCGCGGCGGCAAACAATTTTCACTGCTCACAGCGCTGGACGAACCAACGGCGTGCAGCTCTGCTTACGGATTATGCGAATGACGACCAACATCACGAGCGACAAATGGCGCGGCGAACGCGGCGAACCGACCAATCCGGCTACGGTGCGCTTCAAGGCTCAAGAGGCGCAAGCACCCAGCTGCGAGGGCTGCCTGTTCGAGCGCTCTTACGGCGTGTGCTCGACGGCAGCAGTGCACGCTGTGGCCAACGACCAGCCGGACTGCGACGACCGCTCACCGGGCGGCATGACCTACATCTACGTGCTGGACCGCAGCGACCCGCGCCAGCTCGACCTTATCAAGACCCTGCAAATGGAGAACGCATCATGAACACTACGCCACAACCTGTCGAACAACGCCTGTACAAAATCAGCAGCGCCATGGAGCGCCTGGAGGTATCCCGCGCCACACTGTACCGCATGGTGTCGCGCGGCCAGCTGGTCCTAGTCAAGATCAGCATCGGCGCCAGCAGAATCACATCGGAAAGCCTGGCTTTGGCCATGAGGGGAAGAAAGCCGGGCGAATAAAGGCCGTGTATGATGCGGCAAGAAGCGCCCCAAAGTGGCTCATCAACGATTTGTAGCTAGAATTGTAGCCAGATCGTTTTTCACAAGACACGAAGCCTTGAAACCCGCATAAAACATGACTGTAAATCAAATAATGAAAATAGCCACCTGGAACGTCAACTCGCTCAAAGTGCGCCTGCCGCAAGTGCTGCAGTGGCTGGCAGACAACCCGGTCGACATACTCTGCTTGCAAGAGACCAAGCTCACGGATGACAAGTTCCCCGTCGCCGAGATCGAGGCGGCCGGCTACCAGGTGGTCTTCAGCGGCCAGAAAACCTATAACGGCGTAGCCATCCTGTCGAAACTGCCGATCACCGACGTGGTCAGGAACAACCCGCGCTATGAAGATGCGCAGCAGCGCATCCTGGCCGCCACCATCGACGGCGTGCGCGTCGTCTGCGCCTATGTGCCGAACGGCCAAAGCGTCGATTCGGACAAGTACGAGTACAAACTGGGCTGGCTGGCCGCCCTGCAAGAATGGCTGGCCGAAGAAGCGCTGCTGCACCCGCAGCTGGCCGTCGTCGGCGACTACAATATCGCCCCCGACGACCGCGACGTGCACGACCCTGTCGCCTGGGCTGGCCAGGTGCTGGTCTCCGACAAGGAACGCGCCGCCCTGCAGTGCCTGTTCGACATCGGCCTGACGGACGCCTACCGCCTGTTCGAGCAGGCGGAAAAATCGTTCAGCTGGTGGGATTACCGCCAGCTGGGCTTCCGCCTCAACAAAGGCCTGCGCATCGACCATATCCTGCTCTCGCCAGCCCTGGCCGCCCGCTGCACCGCCTGCGTGATCGACCGCGTGCCCCGTAAATGGGAGCAGCCATCCGACCATGCGCCGGTCGTGGCCACCATCGACTAATCATTCAAAAACGCCTGACAGAAGCGTCGCGAGCGGAAGGGAGAGGTGGCCGAGAAGCGCAGCCGTGCTCGAGCACGGTGAGCATCGCAGGTTACCTATACCGACGCGCAGCAGCTTATGTCACGCGTTCCAATAGTACCTGCGCATTCGCTGCAGGCACTGGCGCGGAAAACAGATAGCCCTGCGCATAGCGGCAGCCGTTCGCCTGCAGCAGGGCGAACTGTTCTTCCGTCTCCACGCCCTCGGCCACGGCCGACAATTGCAGGCTGTCGGCCAGCGCGATGATGGCGGCCACGATGGCGCGGTCTTCCGCGCTGTGCTCGAGGTCCTTGATGAAGGCGCGGTCGATCTTGACCTTCTTTACGGGGAAGCGCTTCAGGTAGGCCAGGCTGGAATAGCCGGTACCGAAATCGTCGATCGACAGGCGCAAGCCCATGCCATTGATCTGCCGCAAAATCTCCAGGGTATGCTCGCCGTGCTGCATCAGCGCCGTCTCGGTGATCTCGAATTCCAGCAACGCCGGATCGATGCCCGTCTCCCGCACCACGGCGCCGATGGACGCCACCAGGCCCTTGTGCATGAACTGGCGTGGCGACAAATTCACCGCCAGCGGCACCGGCTGCAAGCCCTGGCGCTGCCACGCCATGCTTTGCTCGCACGCCTGGCGCATCACCCATTCGCCCACCGGCACGATCAGGCCGTTTTCCTCCATGATGGGAATGAAGCGCTCGGGCAGCACCAGGCCGTGGCCGGGACGGCGCCAGCGCAGCAGCACTTCCATGCCATGCAGGCGGCGCGTGGCGATGTCGATGACGGGCTGGTAAAACAACTCGAACTGCTGCAGCGCCAGCGCCGTGCGCAAGCTGCTTTCCAGGTCGAAGTGCAGGGCCGCCGCCTGGTTCATCGTCTGCGTGAAGAACTGGTAGTTATTGCGGCCATTGCCCTTGGCATGGTACATGGCCGCATCTGCATGGCGCATCAGGGTGTCGACATCGCCGCCGTCGTCCGGACACACGCAAATGCCGATCGATGGCGTCACGTGCAGCACATGGCCATCAAGCGGAAAGGCAGGCGTCAGCGCCTCGATGATCTTCTCGGCCACGCGTGCCGCTTCCTCGCCGCCGCGGATGCCCGGCAGCAGCACGACGAATTCATCGCCACCCAGGCGCGCCACCGTGTCGCTGGCGCGCACGGCGCGGCACAGCCGGGCGGCCACTTCCTTGAGCAGCAAATCGCCCGTCATGTGGCCCAGCGAATCGTTGATGGTCTTGAAGCGGTCCAGGTCGATGAACATCACGGCCAGCTTGTGCCCGGAGCGCTGTGCGGCCAGCATGGCCCGTTCCAGCCGGTCCGACAGCAGCGCGCGGTTCGGCAAGCCCGTCAGGTTGTCGTGGTAGGCCATGTGGTGCACCCGCGCCTCGGCCTGGCGCCGCTCGGCGATCTCGCCCTGCAGCAGCAAATTCGCGCCGGCCAGTTCGGCCGTGCGTTCCTGCACGCGCAGTTCCAGTTCGTCGCGCGCGCGGCGCACCGCCTCGGCCGCCTCGCGGCGCGCGGTCACGTCGTCGACCAGCCATACGGAACGGCCATGCGCATGCGCCAGGTCGAACGGCCTGCCTGACAGGCGCGCCCAGAAGCGGCTGCCATCCTTGCGCACCAGTTGGTGTTCCGACATGTGCACGCGGCCCGCGCCGAAGTCGCGCGCCGTCTCGCCGCGCGCCACCTTCCACGCCGCCGCGTCCGGGTACAGGGCCTGCACCGACAGGCCGTTGATCTCGCCGGGCCCATAGCCGAACAGCTCTTCCATCTTGCTGTTGGCGCGCAGATTGTAGCCGCCCTCCACCACCGAGATGCCCAGCACGGCGCTGTCGAGGATGGCCTGGTTTTCCAGCAGCGCATTGCGCAAGGATTCTTCGGCGCGCTTGGCTTCCGTGCGGTCCTCGATGATCCAGATGGTGCCGGCGGCAGGATCGTCCGGATTGACGACATAGGCAATCAGCTGCGCCCACAGGGTGCTGCCGTCGCGGCGCATCATTTCCACTTCCGTCTGGAAGGGCTTGGCCACCGAGAGGAAGGGAAAGGCCGCCGCGCCCAGCAACTCGTACGACTGCTGCGATACATACAGCGCGCGCCCGGGCAAGCCCAGCGCCTCGTCGCCGCTGTAGCCGAACATCGCGGCAAAACCCAGGTTATAGCGCGTGATCAGGCGGTTCTTGGTGTACAGGATGCTCACCGAGGAATTCGTCATGATGGCCGCCACTTCCATCTGCGCCTGGCGGCTGGCAGTGACGTCTTCGAGGATCCAGATGGTGCCCTGCTCGCTGCGCGCCTGGTCGACGGCCTTGGCGCGGATGCGGCACCAGAACAGGCTGCCGTCGCGGCGGCGGAACAGCGATTCATCCTGCTCGTACGGCAAGCCCTGTCCCAGCAGCGGCGTGGCCTGCACGCCAAACTCCTCGTAGGCGGCGGGCGAGGGAAACAGTTCGGCGGCGGGCAGGCCCGTCATCTCCTCCTGCGCGTAGCCGAACATTTCGGCGAAGCGGGGATTGCAGCGCAGGATCAGGCGCGAACGCGAAAACAGGATGCCGACGGAGGCATTGTCGAGGATGGCCTGCTGCTCCAGCATCAGCTGGCGCGTGGCCTCCTCGGCCGCCTTCTGCGCACTGCGGTCGTCGAACAGCCAGATCGTGTCGCGCAAGCCGCGGTCGGTCTGGCTCTCCGTGTTCAGTACATAGCCATACGCCAGCGCCCAGAATGTGGAGCCGTCGCGGCGGCGCATCTCCATCTCGCCCTGGAACGGCAGACCGCGCCGCAGCAGCGGCGAAGCCTGCCGCACGACCTGCTCGTACGCCGCGCGCGAAGGGTACAGGTCGGCGACGGCCATGCCCACGCCGCTGTCGCCGTCGAAGCCGAAGCATTCGGCGAAGCGCCGGTTGTAGCGCAGCACGCCCTTGTCGCGCTGAAAACCGATGGCCAGCGGCGCGTTGTCCATCACGGCCTGCATTTCCAGCATGGCGCGGCGCAGCTGGTCTTCATCGCGCCGGTGGTCGCTGATATCTTCGATGATCCATACCGTGCCGTCATGCGTATTGAGCGGGTCGACGGCGCGCCCGTGCAAGCGGCTCCAGAACAAGCTGCCATCCTGGCGCCGCAATTCCAGCTCCGTGCGGTACGGCTTGCCCTTCGAGAGCAGCGGCGCCGCTTCCAGCCCCAGGGCGCGGCAATGCTCGGCGGAGCGGTACAGCACCGCGCCCGGCATGCCCGTCAGCTGGTGGCGCGCATAGCCGAGCATCTCGGCGGCGCGGATATTGCACTCCTCGATGAAACCGCCCCTGGAAAACACGATACCCACGGCCGCGCTTTCCAGGATCGCCTGCTGCTCCAGCAAGGTCTTGCGCAAGGCTTGCTGGTCGCGCTGCTGTACGCTGATATCGGCAAACATCAGGGTCGCACCCGGCAAGCCGTCGCCGACCAGCAGGGGCCTGGCCCACACTTGCACGGCAATGGCGGCATTGACTCCTTCCAGGCTGCTGTCCCAGTGCCGTTCACGCCCGGCCGCGCCGAGCGCACCGCGCAGCATGCTGGTGCTCGAGGCGCGGTAGGCGTCGGTAAAACAGTCGGCCAGCAGCCGGCCCGACACATCCCTGCCCAGCAAGGCGCCCAAGGCATCATTGGCGGCCACCACCACACCGCAGGCATCGCAGGCGCAGGCCGGCAAGGCGATCAGTTGCAAGGCATCGGCAATGAAATCGGGACTCGTCGGCACGCGGTTCATGGACACCATGGGTCGGTTGGTAGCGGTCGGCATGCACCCGAGCAATATATTCCTCAGGCAACATGGTGCTGCTAGATCATAAACCAGTT